ATGAACGCCAATCTGCGAATGCTGCCCTCAATGAGCTTGAGAACCAGCTCTCTTCAGGACAGGCCTACGTCGACACTTCAGACCGCGATCCATTCGGCGGCCAATGACGGAAAGACGCTCAAGCGGACGCGCGCGGTGCTGGCCCTCTATTGGGAGCCCGACCTCGATGAGGCCACCCGGATCAACAGCTATGGCGAGTTCGTGCGGGCGCTGTCTCGCTTCCCCGAATGGGCCATGCAGAAGGCTTTCGACCGGTGGGTTGATACTCAAAGCCGGCGCCCCTCACCTGCGGATATCGCACACCTGGCATCTGTGGAGATCCTCGTTCTGCGCAGGGAGATCGATGCGCGGCGCGGTGGACCACCTGTGGCGCCTGTGCGTCGGAGGATGACGCCGGACCAGGCGCGAGCAGTCGTGCAGGATTGCGGGCTGCGCATGAACGAGTTCGGCAAGATCATCGGTCTGGGCGGCGATGACCTGGAGGAACGGGCATGACGATTCCGGTACTCGACACGGCGCAGTTTGACCGTCTGACCCGTGGGTCGCAGAAGCTATGGGGCCTCGACAGCATCGCCGCCGCAATCGGACTGGGTAAGGACGCAACCCGCCGTCTCGCCAGCGTGCACGGCGTCCCGATCTATCGACCTGTCGGAAGCAGCCAGTATTTCGCCCTGCGTGATGAACTCGCAGTCTGGCTTCGAACGTCGACCGTCAAATGCGCGGAGCCTGATGAGATCGAAGAGGCAATAACTCCCAAGCGCTATCGCGGTGGCGGGGTCAACCGATACGGCGGTCAACGGTCGGTTCAATCGTCCAGTGAACACAAGGGCGGGCAATCCGCAGGGACGAAATCCAAGTAAGCGATGCGTGGGGGGTGGTCCTGAACTTTCCGGGGTCGGCGGGGACCGGTCCGGGGTCCACATCTGCCGATAGTGTAGAATTGGAGTTTTTGAGGAAGATCAATAACTTGCCTACCATAACAACGAACACCAACGAATAGCAACGGTTCGCTAGCTTTTTGTTGAAATCAACATCGGCGATATTGAGGTCATGTTCAATTTGTTCCGAAAATCCCAATCAGCCCCTGTTCAGAAGGGCCTCGCCTCACCCGACGAGGACATGCTCGCCTTGTTCGGCCTGGTCCCGTCCAGCCCGGCGGGCATTACGATTTCATCCGACACGGCGCTGCGCGTTCCCGCTGTCGGGTCTGCCGTTCGGCTTATCTCCGAGGCGGCTGCGACCCTCGACATTGCGGTGAAGCGCAAGGCGGCGGATGGCACCGAAACGATAGAGGCGCATCCCGTTGCCGATCTGCTGCAAGGCGATGCGAACGATTGGACCGGCGGGTTCGAGATCATCCGCGATCTGGTGATCGACGCGCTGACTGACGACAAGGGCGGCATGGTCCACGTCAGTCGCGCGGGCGATGGACGGGTTCTGGAACTGGTCCGGTATCGCAATGGCGTGATCGACGTGCAGTTTGACGAGTCCACGGGAGAACCCTCGTACAAGATCAACGGGCGTCCTGAGCCTGCTGCAAATATCATTCACCTGCGAAGCCCGTTCGGGCGGTCTCCGCTGACCCTGTACCGTGATGCGATTGCCACGGCGGTCGCATTGGATCGTCACGCGGGACGTCTGTTCGGGCGCGGTGCGCGGCCTTCTGGCGTCCTGTCGTTTCCGAAGGGCATGGGTGAGGCTGCGGTGAAAGCGGCGCGCACGGCGTGGCGCGCCACGCAGGAGAGCGAAGGAGATAGCGGGCGCACCGCGATCCTGCACGACGGCGCCAGCTTCACGCCGCTCACCCTCGCCTCGACCGATGCGCAGTTCCTCGAAAACCGGCAATTCCAAATCCTCGAAGTGGCCCGCGCGTTCCGGGTTCCGCCGCCGATGCTGGCCGAGCTTGGACGTGCGACCTGGGCGAATGCTGAACAGCAAGGCTTGGAGTTCCTGAGCTATACGCTGGAACCTTGGCTGGTGGCTATCGAAGGGGCGTTGCGCCGGGGTCTGTTCCTCGAAGATGAGCGCGCCGATCTGGTGGTTCGCTTTGACCGGGACGATATCACCCGCGCCGATCTGGCGACCCGCGCCACGGTCATCAACAGCCTGATTTCATCCCGTGTGCTGAACCCGAACGAGGGGCGGCAATGGCTTGGCCTCGCACCCTATGCGGGCGGGGAAGCCTTCCTGAACCCGAATATCGCCACGCCGACCGACACGCCAGACGAGGTGCAGACAGATGCAATTGAATGACATTACCGCGCATAGCTTGGATCAGGAAAAGGGCCGCTGGTTCGATCTTGCCGAGCCGGTGGAAGGCAAGCCGAGCGGCATTCGCCTGCGCATCGCCGGTCCCGATTCTGAGACTCAGCACAAGAGCCGCCTGGCTCTCGCAGACGAGCTTGTTGAAATGGCCGACGAGAACGGGCGCGTCTCTGCCGAGGTCCGTGAACGGCTGCGCATCAAGTCCCTGGCGCGATGCGTTCTGGATTGGGAGATCGAGGAAGACGGCGCACCGGTCCCGTTCGGTCACGCCAATGTCGTACGCCTGCTGAACGCGGGTCTGTGGGTGCAGCAACAGGTTGACGCCTTCGCAGGTGAGCGTCCCCCGATGGTGGGGGCAGACTGATGCATCACGCTTTCCTCGAAACCAAATTCGCAACAAGCGACGACGGCGCGATTTCCGGCGTGGCGTGGAAGTTCTCGATGCCCGACCGGATCGGGGACGTGATCGGCAAGAGCGCCTTCGATGGTGTGGCCGTTCCCCTGCCGATGCTCTTTGGGCATGACGGCAACGACCCTATCGGCGTCTGGGAGAAGGCCGCACCGGAGGGGGACGAGCTGCGTCTGACGGGGCGTCTGCTGGTCAACGACGTTCCCCGCGCCCGTGAGGTTCACGCCCTGGTCAAAGCCGGTGCCGTTCGCGGCATATCCATCGGGTTTTCGATCAAGGGTGCCGAGCCGCGCAAAGGCGGGGGCCGCACCATCAAGAAGCTGGAACTTCTGGAAGCGTCCCTTGTCGTCATTCCGATGCACCCCGGCGCCCAAGTCTCATCCGCGAAATCAGCCGTCCGCGCGCTCCAACTGGCCGCTGCACTCAACCGCGCCACGGCGCAAATCTCGAAGGAACTGACATGACGAAGCACGACATGGGAGCGTTTCCCTTTATCGAGCGCAAAGGTGACGACGACGATGCCGACACCATCGTTCAGAAAGCGGTGGCCGATCTGGTCAAGCCGCTGACGGATGCGGTGAAGGGCGTGACCGACCGTCTGGACAAGATCGAAGGCGACGACACCGAAACGAAAACGGCGGGCCGTCTCGACAAGCTGGAAGCCAAGCTGAACCGCAAGGGCAGCGGCGATGCTGACAAGCCCGACGAGACCGAGGCGCGCAAGGCGTTCGCGGCCTATCTGGCGAAGGGCAACAACGCCCCGGTGGACGAGTTGAAAACGCTTGTTGTGTCCAGCGATCCGCAAGGCGGCTACCTCGCACCGGCTGAGATGAGCGCCGAGTTCATCCGTGAGCTGGTGGAATATTCGCCTATCCGTTCGGTTGCATCGGTTCGCACCACGGGAAGCCCTGCTGTCGATTACCCGGCCCGGACCGGCGGCACGGCGGCGAAGTGGAAAGGCGAGACGGAAGCGCAGGAAGGTTCGGAGCCGACGTTCGGGCAAAAGTCCATCGTGATCCACGAACTGAACACCTACGTCGATATCTCGAACCAGTTGCTCGCAGACAGCGCGGGCATGGCGGAGGCCGAAGTGCGTGGCGCGCTTGCCGAGGATTTCGGACAGAAGGAAGGGCAGGCGTTCCTCAATGGCGACGGTGCGAACAAGCCGCACGGCGTCATGCAGCACGCAGATATTGCTAAGACAGCAAACGGATCGACAACAGGCCTGCTTTCGGATGCCCTTATCACTTTGCTCTATGCGGTCCCTGCAACCTATCGGAACGTGGGGTCCTGGGCGATGAATGGCACTACGCTTTCTGCGATCCGTAAGATGAAAGACGGTGATGGTCGGTTCTTGTGGCAACCGTCTTATGCGGCTGGCCAGCCTGAAACCATTCTGGGCCGTCCCGTCGTGGAGATGATCGACATGCCCGATATCGGAGCGGGTGCGGAGCCGATCATCTACGGCGATTGGAGCGGCTACCGCATCGTGGATCGGCTCGCACTCTCGATCCTCTCCAACCCCTACCTGCTGGCCACGAACGGGATCACCCGCATTCACGCGACCCGGCGCACGGGCGGCGGTGTTCTGCAACCTGCGAAGTTCCGCAAACTCGCCATGACCGCGTAAGGGAGGATCAACCAATGCGTGACGCAATATCCAACATCGAAGCCAAAGCGGCAATTGCCCCGGCGGTGCATTCTGCGACTGTGAACGGGGCCGGGATCGACACGTTCGGTTGCAACCGGCTGGCATTCATCGTCGCCACTGGCGCAATCGTTTCGTCTGGCGACTTCACCGCATCGGTGCAGGAATCCGACGACGACGCGACCTATACCGACGCAGCGGCGGGGGTGATCGACACCGACGCCCCGGCCACCCTTGAAGCCAACTCCAACTACCGGATCGGCTATCGCGGGTTCAAGCGGTACGCGCGTCTCGTCCTGACGAAGAACGGTGGCACGTCCATCGGCGCAAGTGGAACGGCGATCAAGTCCGACCTCGCCACCCGGCCCGCGTCCTGATGCCCACGAAGCCGCCTCACATATGTGGCTGTGGATACCGCGTTGCCGCTGGCATCGCGTGTCCCTGTCAACGTGCGGCGGCTTTACGATCCAAGGCCAAGCATGACCGCAAGCGCCCGTCGTCATCGGCGCGGGGATACGGGCGGAAATGGGAGATGGCGCGCAAGGCGTACCTCTCTGCGCATCCGTTCTGCGTTCGGTGCGGCGGAACCGCGACGGTGGTGGATCACATCAAACCCCACAAGGGCGACCAATCGCTTTTCTGGGATCAATCCAATTGGCAGGCGCTTTGCGCGCACGACCATAACAGCGCGAAGCAGTCCGAGGACCGACGCGCCGAAAGGACAACACCATGACTATTTTCGCAGCGGCGGGAGCCAAGCTCTACATCGGCAGCGTCATTGAAACCGACGCCCTGCTGACCGAGGCCAGTTTTACGGACGAGGTGTGGGTGGAGGTGAAGGAGTTGAAGGGGCTGGGGACGTTCGGAAGTTCCCCGGCTGAAATCGACCGCACCGTGCTCAGTTCGCCGGTCATGCAGCGCATGAAGGGCCTGACCGACAACGGCACCTTCGAAACGGTCTGCAATCTCGATACATCCGATCCTGGCCAGCTCGCCCTTTACGCAGCTTTGCAGGCGGATACCGATTATGCATTCCGCATCCTGTTCCCTGACGCACCAACCGGTGGCACCGGCTCCGAGCGTCTATTCGGTGCAACTGTGGGGGCCGTTACCGAGACCGTGGACGAGGTGAACAACCTGACGCTGCTGAACGGCAGTCTGTGGGTGAACTCCAATTTCGTGCGCGTAGCGGCGGTTGAGGCGGTTTAAGCATGTCGATGGTGACAGTTGACCAGCTCGAAGCGCACCTGAACCTGACGGGTGACGAGGACGAGGACGCAACCGTGCTGGCACAAGTGCTGAACGCGGCTGAGGGTCACGTTGAACGGCTGCTGGGCTTCACCTTCGCGGATACCTATGGCGGCGATGGGCAGGACGACTTGCCCGCGCCACTCGTCCAAGCGGTCCTGATGCTGGCGGCATGGTGGCATGACCAGCGCGAAGCGGCGGTTAGCGGCGTGACCGTCACAACCGTGCCGTTCGGCGTGTCCGAGATCATCACTGAATACCGGGGGTTCACGTTCTAATGGGCCGGGGCCTCGCATCATATCAGCGCCGAATGCGCGCGATCCGGGTGAACGGGTCTAAGTCGGTGCAGCCCGCTTTGCTCAAGGGTGCGCAGGATATTGCGGACACCATCGAAGCACTCACCCCGGAGGACACCGGCGATTTGAAGAACTCCGTCACGGTCACGCGACCGGGCGGGGTGACGCCACCCTATTCGCAGCCCGGCGGGCAGACCGCCCTTGCTCCAAATCAGGCGGCGGTGACTGTCGGCAGTTCCGACGTTCGCTATCCGCACCTTGTCGAATACGGCACCGCGACCTCGCCAGCGCAGCCGTTCTTCTGGCCGGGTTATCGACTGTCTCGTGCCAAGGCTATGAGGCGCATCAAAGCAGCCATAGGCAAGGCCGTGAGGGACACCCGATGATCGGCCCGGACCTGACATTGCAAAAGGCCCTGCGCGTCGTTCTGGCCGCGTCTGAGGGCGTCACTGACCTTGTACCTGCGGCCTCGATACTGGACCGCAACCAGCGCCCCGCACCGCGCCCCTCGATCATCATGGGAGAGACGGACCTGCGCGTTCTGTCCAGCTTTGACCGATCGGTGTGGAGCGTGTCGCACACTCTACACGTCTGGACGCGCGAACCCTCGACCGAGCAGGCCAAGCGCATCCTTTCCGCAATCTCGCAGGCCGTGCGCAGTGAGCGCCCCAACCTCGATGCAGGCTATAGCCTTGCCGACTGGCGTATAGAACTCGTTCGCGCCCTGCGAGACCCTGATGGCGAAACCACGCATGGCGTTCTGACCATCATGGCGACGGTGCAGGAGGTGATGCCATGAAGTCGGGGAAACTTCGCTACACCATCACAATCCAGCGCAGCACGTTCACGACAAACGAATATGGCACCCCCGGTTATACCTGGGCAGACCTTGCACGGCTCCGCGCCGAACAGGTGGAGCGCAGCACGACCGAGTTTCTCAAGGCCGGGGCTGACGATCTGGAAAGCGTGGTGTTCCGCACCCGCTACCGTGACGACGTGAAGACCGCCGACCGGGTGAAGTGTCGGGGCAGCTTTTTCAACATCCGAGAGATTGCCGAGATCGGACACCGGGACGGCATGGAATTGCGCTGCGACCGGCATGATGGGGAGGGTGATTGATGAAGGGTCGCAAGCCCCCACTGCATATCGCCGGGGACGAATTGGAAGGCGCAACCGTGCCTGACTGGTTCTCGGAAGACGCCGCGCGCGAATGGGTTCGGGTGGTTCCCGTCTTGTCAGAACGAAAGATCCTCACGGAGGCCGACATGGGCTGTCTGGAAGCCTATTGCGTGGCCACCGGCACCGTTCGGGAAATGGAGCGGATGCTGCAAATGGACGGTCACGTCTTGAATGAGAAGGGGGCGCTCAAGAAGCATCCTGCCGTCGCTATTCAGGCTGACGCGATGAACCGCGCCCGGATGCTCGCATCTGAACTGGGCCTCACGCCGGTTTCGCGTTCCCGCCCGAAAGTCTCTGAGCAACTGGATATGGATGAGCTTCTCGAATGATTGTGCCTGACTGGATAGATGACGGATCAGAGATCGAGGACACGTTCGGCAACGGCGAACGTGCGGTCACATGGTTGCGCAAGCTCAAGCACCCCAAGAACCCGGCGCTCGGTCATCCGTTCCAGCTCGACCCTTGGCAAGAGCGGATCGTCCGTCGCATCTATGGCCCGCGCCACCCTGACGGCACGCGCGTGGTGCGGCGGGTGGTGCTGTTGTTGCCACGGGGGAACCGCAAGACCAGCCTCGCGGCGGCGCTGACCCTTTTACATCTGATGGGACCGGAACGGCAGGCCGGGGGGTTGATCGTGTCCGCCGCCTCCGCGCACGAGCAGGCGCGCGAGCTGTACGAGGAAGCGGCGGGCATCGTCCAGGGCGATCCGCGAATGCGCAAGCATCTGTCAGTTCTCGACTACAAGTCACGCATCAGCTTCGGAGCCGAACGAACCCGCTACGTGGCCGTCGCGTCGGACGGTAAAGTTCTGCACGGCAAGACCCCCAATGTCGTGATTGCGGACGAGCTGCACGCATGGGAAGGCCGGGCAGGCCTGCGGCAATGGGAGGCGCTCGACAGTGCGCTTGTGAAGATCCCCGGTACGTTGATGATTATCGCCAGCACCGCCGGGCGCGGGCAGGAGAACCTTGCGTGGGAGCAAGTGAACTATGCCGTGCGAGTCCAGAAAGGCGAGATCGAGGACCCGGCCACGTTGCCCGTCATATTCATGGCAGAGGCAGAAGACGATTGGCTGGACGAGGCGCTGTGGACTGCGGTCAATCCGGGGCTGAAGCACGGCTACCCTGACATAATGGGCTTTCGCGACAAGGCCGCGAAGGCAGCGCATTCCGCATTCGAGCGTGATGCTTTCAAGCAGTTGAACCTTAATCAGTGGTTGGACGCCAGCACGTCGCCGTTCGTGGATATGCACGTTTATGACCAAGGTGCGTTGCCTGTCGATCTGGACGAGTTGGAGCTTGTGCAATCGCCCTGCTGGCTTGGCGTGGACTTGTCTAAGAACGAGGACTTAACCGTTGTCGTGGCCTGCTGGGAGGACGGCGGTGGTGGCTATCAGGTGCGCCCGTGGTTCTTCTGTCCCGAGGACAATCTGCGCAATCGGGGCGATCACCACGGCGTCGATTACCTTACATGGGCAGAAGAAGATTTCATCATCCCGACCCCCGGCAACGTGGTGGATTTTCGGTTCGTGGCCGATCATATCCGCGAACTTTGCGCACGGTTCAACGTCCGCGAAGCCGCCTTCGATCCGCACATGGGACGGCACATGATGGCCGAACTTGGCGAAGAGGGCTTGCCCGTTGTCGAGTTCCGGCAGGGATGGGTGACGATGGCACCGGCAGTCAAGGAACTGGAACGCGCGATCATTGCCGGCCGGTTCATTCATGGCGGCAACCCAGTGTTGCGGTGGAACTTCGAGAACATTCAGCTCCAAACCGATGCGGCGGGCAACGCCTCATTCCATAAGGGCAAATCCGGAAACAAGATCGATGGAGCCGTTGCGGCTGCGATGGCCGTGGCGCGGTGCGCCGAAGGAGAAGGCCAGTTCATCAGCGATCAGGACTGGTTCACCGAAGATATGTGGACCGCATAGGAGGCGAATATGAATGCTGACGAACAGCTTGTCGTAATGCTGGAAGCCCGTGTTCGGGACTTTGAAAAGAAGATGCTCGCAGCCGAAAAGCGCGGCACCCGGACCTATCGCAACCTTGAACGTGGGTCTGGGCGCGCCACCCGTCAGATGGAGACGGACATGAACCGCGCGGCGTTGCGGACAAACACGGCGCTCACCTCGATTTCTTCGCGTGTGGGGGCCGTAGGGCAGGCGCTGGGGCGTGGTGGTCCAATGGCGGCGGGCTTTGCTGCTGTGGCTGCTGCTGCGGCTGTGGTGGACCGCACGGTGCGCTCTGTCGCCACGCTGGGGGATGAGGCACGGCGGGCCGGGGTAAGCATCCAGTCGTTTCAGGAACTCAAATTCGTTGCGGATCAGAACCGGATTCAGGTGGATCAGCTTGTTGATGGATTGAAGGAACTGAGCCTGCGCGCGGACGAGTTCATTGTGACCGGGGCGGGACCGGGGGCAGAAGCCTTCGCACGGCTTGGTCTGAGTGCAGCCGATCTATCGCGCGGCCTCGAAGACCCTGCGGACCTGATGTTGACCATTATCGGACGGCTTGAAGACCTGGACGACGCGGCGCGCATTCGCATTTCTGACGAGGTATTCGGGGGGTCGGCTGGTGAACGGTTCGTGGAACTTGTCGGGCGTGGTGAGTATGCCTTGCGAGAGACTGCGCAGCGGGCGCATGAAGTCGGTGCGGTTCTCGAAGATGATGTAATCCGGCGGGCGCAAGAGATCGACGCGAAGTTCTCGGAACTCAAGGCAACTGCCACGACGACATTCAAGGCGATGGTGGTGGGGATTGCCGAGTTCGGCGTTGCCGTTGCGGAGCAGAACGAAAAGCTCACAGACCTGTTCCGCACGATGGATCAGGCCGATGCGCTGCTGGGCGGGCGCATAGCTGATGCCCTCGAAGAAGATCAGGACGCGCTGAACACCCATGCCGACACCATCCGGCAAATCATCGCGATCTACAGCACCCTGGGCGAACGCGGGGATCAACTGGCGTCCAGCCTTTATCTGCCCATTCAACAGCTTCGCGCTTATGGTGAGACGGGCGCGGCGGATGCGCTGATGAGCGTAGCCGAGCAAATGCGGCAATTGACGACCGACGTGCGAAACGGCGAAGTCGATGCCGAAACCTTTGAGAACCGTCTATCCACTCTGAGCGAAGAAGCGCGGACGGCGTTCACCACCTTGGAAACTATCGACGCAGTGGAGTTTGGCGGCGTCCTGTCGCAGGTGTCCGGTCTGGTGGATTGGCTTGGCACGGCGATTGCACGGGCACGGGAATTGCGCGCGTCTCTGCCCGGTTCGGATGGCGACGGCACCACGTCTGGCGATGGCCGGACTTATGGCGATCTGCCCAACGCCCCGCCGATGCCGTCCAGATTCGCCCCGCGCACGTCCAGCGCCCCGCCGCCGCGTCCTGATAATCTGCAACCTACACCGGGTTCAGGCGGTGGCGGTGGATCGTCCGCACAAGAGCGCCTGACAGCGTACGAGCAAGCTGTGGAAAGTGTCACCCGCCGCGTCCGGCTTCTGAAGGCGGAAGCGGCGGGCCTGACGGCTGTCATGCAATCGGGGGAAGACGTCGGTGATGCCTTTGAATATGCGCGGACCCGTGCCGAACTGCTGGTCGATGCTATAGAAGACGGGCGCGACATCACGCCGGAACTGCAAGCGGAGATTGATGGCCTCGCCGCATCCTTGTCGGGGGTCTCGCAGGGCGCCGATATGGCAGCAGATGAGATGCGAGAGGTGATTGCGCTGGCCGATGAGATGGAGGACGCGGCTATCGCCGGTGCAAAGAAAATGGCAAGCCTGTTCACCGGGATCGTAACGGGCAGCCTGACGGCGGAAGAGGCTTTGGAGAAGCTGCTTTTGCAGATCCTCGAAGTCCAGATGGAGAAATTATTAGTCAATCTTGCTGTGAGCGAGCGCGCCGCAGGTGGTGGCGTCTTTTCAACACTTGGGGGGCTGCTGGGCTTCTCGTCTGGTGGGTACACCGGCAACGGCGGGGTTGGTGACGTCGCGGGCGTGGTTCACGGCAAGGAGTTCGTTGTGAACGCGGCGGCGACGCGCCAGCCGGGGGTGCGGTCGATGCTGGAAGGGATCAACGCCGGCCGGATGCCTACATCGAACAGCGGCGCAGATGTAAATGTTACGGTGCCGGTTTCGCTGACCGTGCATTCCGGTGCGCGGGAGGAGCGCGTGGAGAGTTCCGGCAATGGACGTGAGATCGATCTGTATATCACCGGTGTTGTAAAGCGCGGGTTCCAGAAAGGCGATTTCCGCAAAGAGCTTGCGACCTTTGGCGTACGCAAACAAGCCGTTGGAGGGGCCTGATATGTCGATTAGCTGGCCTTCCTCACTGCCGCTCCCGTTCGAGATATCCCAGTTTTCTGAAACGGGACCGACCGCAATTCGCCGCACTCAGATGGACGCGGGACCGGCAAAGCAAAGGCGAGTCTCTACCGCGGCGCCTGAAATGTTCACGTTGAAATTCACCGCGCGAAACCCTGCGATGCGGGCTGACTTTATCGCTTGGTACAAAGTCGCTTTGATGCACGGCGCTTTGTCGTTCGAGATGATCCACCCCACTGATGCCGTTTTGCGCACCTGGCGGTTTACGGATCGGCCTTACTCCATTCGAGGTCTGGGCCGGGGCATCTTTGTTGTCGTCTTTGACCTGGAGCTAAAGCCATGATGACCCGCGCGTATACCCGGTTCATTGACCGCATGGCCTCTGCGATCGAGGTGACGGTGAAGACCGGCAATGCTCCCCGGTTGCCTGATGGCGGCGTCTTCTTCTGGGAGGCGTTCAGCGCCCTCTCACAGAGCCGCCAGCATGGGCCGGGGGGTTTGCAGCCGATCACATGGGCAGACCTCTCAGCGTGGCAAGCTGTATCCGGTGTGCACCTCGAAGCCCGGCACCTCGCAGTGATCCGCGCAATGGATGCGGCGTTGCTGCGAGCTGCAAGGGCTAACCAGGCCGGACCCGGCGCTATAGCGGATGCGCCCATCAGCGCAGGATTATTCGACGCGATCATGTGAACAGAATAGCGGTTGCGCGCTGGCTCATGGGTACGAGCCGATCCGCACGGTATAGACGGAGAGTCACGTTAGAACCCCGTCACTGCGCGGCCCCGGAACTCCTCCGGGGCGCGGCGCAGACAGTTTTGACATAAGCTAGCTCGAAGAAATTGATTTCTCTACGTTGTCCTGAAGCGTTTGGTAGTAAGCCATCTGCCCTGCTTCATCGATAAGCGAATAAAAAAGAGGCGAAGCCAGGTTGATGACCTCGCATCCGTTTACCTCGACTAGATTGCCGTCACGGCCAGTTACAGTCACGCTGATTGCCCCTTTATCATAGCCGTCAGGCCCTAACTCCAACATGGTAAGAGTGTATTTTTTCCCGATCTCGATCATTTTTAACTCCTCATTTAATCAGCCTGCGGCACTACCGTAGTTACCTGAGATGAAGTCCACGCCAGCCTTTTGCAATGCTTTTGCGGCAATGCTAGCTACCGCCATTGCGCGGATCATCTTAGGCTGGTTGCTAAACATCTTCATCGGTCCGCTAGTCTAGGATGCCCTCGTTCTGCGAGCACTTTGTGCAGCGCGAATGCGTCCCCTGAATCGTCCAGACCCGACCCCCATCATCAATAGCCTCTTTGCCACAATCGCAACATTCGGCGTTCGGCTGGTATGCGGCCAATTTTGATGCGGACACTCTCTGCACAGAAATTCGAGGCATCTTAACAAACTCCTTCACGGCAAATGAATAGCACAAGCTCCCCTAAAGGGGTGGCTTGATTTAATATCTGTCATGATGCTAACTCATCCGTGGGCGTAGCAACCCGGACCAGTGATAGCCGCATACCTTTGGTTAAGGTCATCCCTTTGGCGAGGGCTGTGCGGCAACGTGACGATGGCTTGGCGGTCATCCGTCTGCCGGCATCTTATGTCGGGGCGGAGACGCCATGCAAGAGCCGTAAGGCAAAAACGTCTCGCCTGTCTCACTGGCAGGTTGCTAACGCCCCGGCACCCGGACGCACCGGGCGATGGCCGTAGCAAGCCAAAAACCAGTGAGAACCAAAATGACCCATCAAATGACCCGCCGCGCCTTTGCCGCATCCAGTGCCCTGGTTGCCTGCATGGGCACCCCTGCGCACTCCGAAGCCGCTGACCCAATCAATCCCATTACCGCCTTGGCGCACGAATGGCTGGCCGAGCGCGAACGCATCAATAACGAGTCTGCTGAGGCCGATTGGTCAGACGATAAATTAGAACATGAATGCCGCCACTATGACCGGATGACGGATGAGATCGCCAAAATGCCTGCGACTGACGTGCAGACGTTGGCGCTGAAATTCATCGTTGAAATACACTTTGGGGATTTTGAACCGGGCCGAGATTTCATCATCGAGGCGTGTGGTCTGGCAGGGTTCACGCCTCTGCAAGCCGAAAGTCATGTTCGGTAGTTTAGCTTTCAAATTTAACACCCTTAAAGAGTGCACCCTATTGCCGTGCTTAAATCTTTCTGGCAGAGTGCACTCAGAAAAGGGAGACTTTATTATGAAACGCAAAGCGCTGCTTGAGATTGCTGGGTGCACGGTGAAGATGTTCGAATCATACACGGCTCGCGGCTTTCTGCCGTTCGAGATCCAAGATCGCTGGACAGATTACGATTTGAGCGATGCGGTTCGGCTGGCCGTGATGGTTGAAGCGGCAAAGGTTTGTGATGTTGCGGGGGCTTCCCAAATCGCGGGTAATTTGAACTCGGCACTCGATGGGATCGACCCGCTGTTCGTTATGGAAGAGTCCGTCTTCGTGGCTCTTGTGAAATATGATTGGTCGGAAGCCCCTGCGGCAGATTGGAAGGGCCGCACAATCGTCGGGGGGCGTTGGGCCGATCTGAATGCCAAGGCAACCGCGTTCGTTTCCAGCTTCGACGGCAAGGGTTCGTTGCGGTCGATCTATGCCGTGAACGTTTCCGAGATTGCATCGAAGACCTTTGAGGCCGGGCGTGAATTGGGCGTGCTGGATTTTTCCGATCTGCCGAACTGTCCCCGCGACCTGACCGGTTTCCCCGATTGGTTTGCAGAGAATGAACGTGCTCGCCGGAAGGTTATGAGCGCTGCTTCACCGTCCTACGTTTCGGACTGAAAAACGAGCAAATCAATGGCACCCCGTCTTACACCTCTCTTTGCCAATGACCGCAACGCTTCCGCGTTACTGGACATGAAGCCTACGGAGTTTCGCAAGCTGGTGGATGATGGGGTGTTGCCGAAGCCAACAAAAATCGGTGGCTTCGAGAGGTGGGACGTAGAGCAACTACAATGCATCGCGCGCGGTGATGCGGTCGATGGCGGACCTATCGCATGGTGAAGAAAAAGCTCCTGTGGCAGCATAAATCTGGCCGGTGGTATGTTCGCAAGACGATCAACGGCAAGATGACCTATTTGGGCCGGATCAAAGCCGAGGAAGGCACCGCCGAATTTGACCAGCAATATTGGGAGATAGTGAGCGGCAAGTCTGCTGCCGCTAAGACCTCCTGGGGGGCCTTGATCGACGCCATGCGTGAGACGGACAAGTGGGAGAGCTTTTCACCCCGGTATCGCAGAGATCTTGAGCCAGTATTCGAATACTTGAGAGGCAAGATTGGTCAAGCCGATGTCGCACGTCTTACCCCTGCCGATATTTACGATGCGATGGACGCCAATAAGCATCGTGTCAGGTTTGCAAACTACATTCCTACTGCGGTTTCCATGCTGGCAAAGCTGGCGGTCAAGAAACGCTGGCGCAAAGATAACCCCTTTCTCAAGATGGACTTGCTCAAAGTTCCGACGGCGCGTCAGAAGCCGCACCTTCCGTGGGCAGATTGGGCCGTGGAGAAGATGCGAGCCGAGGGGGAAGCCTTGCCGCTGTTGATCTTTGAAATCGGTGTGGGCAGCGTTCAGCGTCCTGGCGATTGGGTGGATTTCCAGTGGGGCGACTATGACGGCGACACCCTCAAGTTGCGCCAGAACAAGACAGACAAGCCGTTGCACCTTCCATGCACTGAGACGCTCAAGGCCGCGTTGAACCGTGCCAAGGCCGATCTGGGGTTCGCCCCGCACCCGTCGCGGCATATCCTGACGCGCGGTGATGGTTCTGCGATGGACTATCACGCGATGGCCCGCGTCATGGTGCGCGAGCGTAAGCGGCTGGGCCTGATGGCATATGACCAACATGCGCTGCGCTATCGCGGTGTGATGGAATTGGCGTGGGCGGGCTGCACTGACGACGAAATCGCCAGCTTTAGCGGACACACCTCGAAGGCAATGATTATCAAATATGCAGGGGAGGCGAGGCAAATTATGCGGGCGCGTCAAGCTGCTGCAAAGCGACGGTAG